TACCTTCACACAAAGAAACATCACCGTTGGTGCTGTGAAAGTTGAAGAAACTCTTTGCCCTAAAACTTTGGAAGCAAAGTGGATGCAAACACAAATTATGCCCGGTTCACCAACAATGATTCCTTTCGAGGAGCAGATTGGAAACGAGAAGGTAGCCGTGATTGCACAAACTTTGGAAACTGCTCTTTGGCAGGGTGATACTGCAAGTGGTAATCCTAACTTAAACCGTTTTGATGGTTTGAGCAAAATCATCGCTGCTGCATCTCCAACATTGGCGAATGCTCTTCCAACAACTTTCACAACCGTGACTGCTGCAAACATTGATGACATCTTGGATCAAATCTATGCAAACATTCCAGCTGCCGTTGCAACCAAAACTGACTTAGTTTGTTTCTTGGGTGTTGATGCTTACAAGTTGATGTTGGTAAACTTGAAGAACGCCAATTTGTTTCACTATGTGGCTGATGCTGCAACTGAAATGGAAATGGTTTATCCTGGAACTAATATGAAGTTGATCGCCGTTGGTGGTTTGAACGGAACAAACAAATTGTTCGCTGGTTCATTGTCTAACTTCTTCTTAGGAACTGACCTTGCAAACGAAGAGGAAATCGCAAAACTTTGGTACTCTGAAGATTCTGACGAAGTTCGTTTCCGTTTGACTTTTAAGTATGGTGTGCAGGTTGCATTCCCATCTGAAGTTGTTTATTTCACCCTTTAATTTGATATAGGATGCCTTGTTTATTAACTTCAGGATTTACCCTTGATTGCAAAGAAGCAATCGGTGGTATCAAAAGCATCCACCTAATCAGTTGGACTGCATCAAAGTTTACCGTTGCTAGTGGTGTAGTTACTGCAACAACTGTTGTAAGCGGCGATGTATACACTTACGAGCTACCGAAAGCAACCGGATCAATGACAAACACTACAAATGTTTCGATTGAAAACGGCACATCTTTCAACCAAGCAGACATTGTGTTCAAACTTCGCAGATTGTCAACAACCAAACGCAACGAGATGAAACTTCTTGCACAAGGTCGTTGCTATGCAATCGTGAAAACGAACAACGATGAGTATTGGTTGGCTGGTAAGGATTTGGGTTGTGATGTGACTGCAATGGTCAGCAACACGGGTACTGCAATGGGTGACTCTACTGGATACGAAGTAACTCTATCTGCAATCGAAGCCGAAGCACCTTGCATCTTGCAAAGTTCGGTGGTAACCACATTAGGAATTTAAGTACGCTTGATTCATAGAGAAAGGGGGTGGGCATTTGCTCACCCTTTTTTGTTACATAAAACTCAAGTCGCTATTTTGTATTGATGTTGGTAATTAATAAAGGACAAACGAAATTTTGGTATTTGACTTTGACGGAGAAAGCAAGTGCAGCATCGTATGTATTTACCTTCACTCACCGACAAACGGAAACAGTTGTGACAAGAACCTTGACCGATGTCAGCACACAAACGGAGAGATACAACAAATTCCAATTCATTGAAGGCACAACTGCAACACTCTTGGAAGGCGAACACGAATATAGTGTAAGCACCAGCGGTGGAACACTTTGTGAAATCGGAATCCTAAAAGTAGAAACCACATCAAGCGTGACACAATACACTCCAACTTTAATAGAAAAAATACACACAATATGAGCAACTCAACAAGCATTATGGCTGGTGGCGATGGATTCAAATATCACGGCACGGGTACAGTCACATCAGTAGGTTATGCAGCACTTGTAGTCCAAGAAGACACGGTGTTCACTTCATTCTCAGTAGACGGAACAAATGTTCTTTCAGCTCGTGGATTGAGTGGAATCACACTTCAGCAAGGAGCGTATCTACCTTCAGGTGGAGCATCAAAAATCACTGGATTCATTATCTCTTCAGGATCAGTAATCGGCTACTAAAATGATAGGCATCGGAATTGGCACTCGAAATCGTCTATACAAAGGTCAAGCGTGGGATATCGTACAAGGTTACAAATCACGCATTACAACTGACGGAGGATACTATGAAGGTATCTCTTGCTTACTTAATAAATTAAACAACTTATGAGCAATCTACTAAGTCAAGCGTCACTCGTGATGATTCCGAGTGGCTACAAAGAAGATGTTGTTTACTCACCAATTCCCACAAATGGTGGGGGTGATTTATCATTCACACGAGCATCCAACGGAACACGAATAAATAGTGCGGGGTTGGTGGAGGTTTGCCCGTGGAATTTGTTTACTTATTCGGAACAACCAAACAATGCCGATTGGAGTGGTGGGGGAAATGGTAAGCCAACAATGACCGACAATTTCGCAGAAGCACCTAACGGAACAATGACCGCATCAAAAATGGAGGTTGCGGGTACTGGTTATCAAATACGCCAAAACAACGCTCAAGAGAATACGCAAATGAATGTAAGCGTATGGTTGCGAACAAATACGGGTACAAAAACTATTCAGTTATTCTTGAATAACGCAAACACGGCATCACAAAATATCACGGTTACAACTACTTGGACTCGTTACGAAATAAGTGGACTTGTTACTACTTTGTCAGGTAGTGGGCGGAATGGTTTGCAAACATTGGAGGCATTAACATCGGGTGCTTATATATTAGTTTGGGGATTGCAGTTAAGCGTTGGTCTAACCGCCAAACCCTATTTCCCCACTACCGACCGCCTAAATGTTCCACGCCTAACCTACCAAAATGGCGGGGGCGGGTGTCCGAGTTTGTTGTTGGAGAAGCAGAGTACGAATGTTGCATTGTATTCGGAAGATTATAGCAATACAATTTGGACAAAAGCCGATGTAACTGTTTCGGCAAATTCTACAACAAGCCCCGACGGAACGCAGAACGCCGACACAGTTACGCCAACTACAACAAACGGAGTACATAGAATAGAGCAAGACAAAGCAACGGCATCACAAGTTTTTACACAAAGTATTTTTGCCAAAGCAAATGGGTATAATTTTATTGCGTTAGAAAATGGTGGTGAAGTTGCTTATTTCAATATAAGCACGGGTGTTGTCGGAACGGTAAGTGCGGGTACGGCATCAATACAAAATATGGGTAATGGGTGGTATCGTTGCATTTTCACCGCAACGGCATTAAATACAAAATCATATTTTTATGTAGCAAATGCAGACAATTCAGTTTCTTTTGCGGGAGATTCTACAAGCGGGATTTTTGTTTGGGGATGTCAATTTGAGGCGGGAAGTTATGCAACGAGTTATATAAGTACAACATCAGCAAGTGCCACAAGGGTGGCGGATGCTTGTAGCAAGACGGGGATAAGTAGTTTGATTGGGCAGACGGAGGGGGTACTTTTTATTGATTACAATTACGATGCAAAGCCCGATGTTAATGGAAATCTTCCAATGGTTATATATGATGGTTCAAACGAAGCATATATTTTCATCACGGGTGGCGGCGACCTAAGATTAGAGTTATATAATGGAGGCGTTTTGCAATGCTTACTTACAACAAGTATTGGTGCGGTAGGTCGTAAAAAAATTGCATTTGCTTATAAACAAAATGATTTTGTAGGGTATATGAATGGAGTCCAAGTTGCAACCGACACAAGCGGAACCGTTGCGTCAATGTCAAATTTATATGTTGGCTCTTATTATACTGCTAATTACAATGCAAATGGCGGAATTAACCAAGCCCTACTCTTCAAAACTCGTTTGAGTAATTCAGATTTAATCGCCTTAACAACTATCTAAAATGATATTCAATAAATACGAGTTCACCCCAAGCGAATGGGCAACCCTTCGCAAATTAATAGAAACAACTACAACCACTCCCGACGGAACGAAAACAACTTCTTGGGTTGATTGTGCAGTTGTTGAAATAGGATTTATTTGTTTAGAGTGGGGGCAAGTGGATGACAAACCCGTTTGCACAAAGCAGTCCGACAAATGGGCGGTTGATATTCTATTCTATGCAGAACCCCCGACCGAGTTTGAGCCGTATGCGGTTTATCCAAATCCTTGCGGGGTGCATACATTCAGCGGTGATGAGAGTTTGTATCTCAAGACCTTTTGTGCCAAGTTCCCTGATTCACCTTATTGCATAATCCCAACGAATGAAACACTTTGACAATGATACTACGGCAGCCATTGCAACCGCTATTTCAGGCAGTTCTGCCGTCCTTCATTTTGCGAATACTTGGCAACCTTTGTTTGCACTTGTGTTGGCTCTTGTTGGTATTGTTTCGGGTTTGTTTGCGATTCGTTACTACGCAAAGAAAATTGATGCGATAGATGGCAAAGGCAACTAACACCAGCACCTTCAGGGCAAAGCCAAAGAATAAGCTCCGCAGACATACCAAGCACCAAAACAAACACAAATCGTGCAAACCAAAAAGAGGACAAGGATAAAAGGTTATTTTGAACCTACACCCAAACGATTCAGAGTGCTTGGTGATTCCATTGCCGGTGCATCATTGTTTGTTGCCAGTTTGAACCTTGACCACCCCAAGTTGATGTTGATCATCGGCATCGCTGGTGGAATTGGAAAGTTCGTCACAAACTTCTTCACCGATGAAGATTAAACAAATTGCATTCAACGGATATTATAAAGAGGAATGTCCGAAGTCACAAATCTACTTGCATCACACCGCTGGTAGTGGTGACGGAGTTGCAACCTTTCAGTATTGGGCATCCGATCCGGTCAATGTAGCAACTTGCGTGAGCATCAGCAACGATGGAACAATAGTGCAAGGGTTTTCGTCTAAACATTGGGCGTATCACTTAGGTTTGAAATCTGCTCACTTCAAAGGATTGCCGTTCATCAAACTTGACAAGACATCCATCGGGATTGAGATTTGCAATTATGGTTATTTGGTAGAAAAGAACGGCAAGTTTATCAACTATGTGGGTGGTCAAGTCAAAGACATCTGCAAACTTGACAAGCCATACAAGGGATTCACCTATTTTGAGAACTACACAAAAGAACAAATCGCATCAGTCAAAGAATTGTTGTTGTTGTGGCGTGACAAATACGGCATTGACCTAACTTATCACGAGGATATTTGGTCGGTGACAAAAAGAGCATTGTCAGGCAAGAACGGAGTGTTCACTCACAACTCAGTTCGTGCAGATAAAATTGATGTTTATCCCCACCCCGATTTGATTAGTATGTTGCAATCACTTTAAGTTGCTATTTACTTTCAATGATCTTCCAAAGAATCAACTTTCACGACAATGTCCTTCCCGTTTTCAAAGAAAACAAGGCGAAAGGATATGTGACTTTTGGTGCTGACAACTTGTATCCCGATTTCCTGATTGAGTTATTCAACAAGTCACCCAAGCACAATGCCATCGTTTCAAGCAAAGCATCGTATGTTGCTGGAGTTGGAACAAAGGTAATCGGACAAAACACCGTTGACATCGCAAAAGCCGAAGCAAAGATTCAAGCGATCAATGCTTACGAAACACTTGCACAAGTTAAAAACAAGATTGCTTATGACCTTGAGTTATTCAATGGTTATTGCTTGGAGATAATTTGGAACAAAGCGAAGACGGCAATTGCTGAAATATACCACATCCCTTTCAAGAATATCCGCAAAGGACTTGAAGGTGAGTATGTGTATTGTGAGGATTGG